TATCATGCCTGTTTTGCGACCTCATTCACTACGTCATTTTTTACCATCCGGCTGATAATCAGATTACACAAATCGTCAATAATTGACTGCACTCTGTTTACTGCCATCGGTTTAAGCCCAGCATCACGTGCCAGAATACTGGGGAGTTTTTCCAGTTCCTCGCTTACGATTTCTCCCCATATAGCCATCTCTTTTCGCACATCATCGGCGGGTATGAGTTGCGCCGTTTCCTGTTCGAACTTGAGGCGCTCACGTTCGGACTGATACCAGGCCTTACGGTCGTGTGGCTCCATTTCTTCCAGTGATGCCGGAACGGGAAGATCAAGAAAACAGGTCAGAATGTCAGTCACCCGATAGAGTTTCAGCTTGTCATGTCCTCCGGCTGGCTGGATATTTTTCAGCCTTGCCGCCGCAGTCTGGCGACATATTCCCGCTATCGCCGCCAGCTGGTTAATGTTCAGCATCAGATTTTTCAGTTCCCGATCCATACCCGCTCCAGAATGTTTTAAACATGCATCTTGCAAATATCTTTTAAAAAAGGTCAAAAAACGCGCTGTATGTTGAACACAAAATAAGCAAAATTAACATACCAAAAATAAAAGCACTTAAAATTCAATATGATAGAAAGATGATGATGACGAATGAAAATGCAAAAACCAGCCTTTTTCCGCGCCGCTCCCGCCCCGTGGCAGACCACCCCACCGGGAGGACCCGTAAAAAAAGGCGGCTATCGCCGCCCTTGTTGTCATGCTCCACTCGATTTCAGTAATCCGCGATAGTCGAGGGCCGCGACACCTGCATCTATGCGCACCTTCCAGGCGACGCCATCAACAGTAAAGCCCTCCTGCTCCTCAAGATATGGCGTATCAATACCATCAAGATAAGCGACCTCTATCGTGTCCATACCCTTCGCCGCTGCCACATACCACTCCTTGTTATTGGCTTTATCAAGACGTGGCTCAACGATTACCTCCGCCATATCTTTCACCACGTTAATGATGCCGGGGTTCTGATTGATAGTGCCCACGCCATCAACCGGAAAGAGTGATGACGATGACAGAATGGCGCGATGTGCGGCAGACTCCAGCGCGGCGGGGACCAGGACAAATGCAGGGGTAATATTCAGCGAATCGCCGTTAGCGTCTTCCTGGAGGCGCATCAGCTTACGGGCTTCGTTAAGCCCCTCCATGTCCATATCCTTCGCAATAAGATTTTTATGATCGGCATGGAATAACGCTTTACCATCCGTAAACTTGCCGTTGCTGGTTAACAGGAGATAAACCAGATTGCCAACTGTTCTGGCAGCTGCGCGTCCCATCGCCATGGGGATTGTAGTTAACTGGGTCAGGTCATCGTTGATAATGGCCTGACGGGTAACGGAAAATATATTCCCGTACGTGGCCAGCGCAATAGGTACACCTTTATCGCTGGTGGTGATGTATTTATATTCCGCACCTTCCGGTACTTTATCCAGCTTTGAAAAACATTCAGACCAACGCGCTTTGCTTCATGAAAGTTTGAAAGCGAACCGGTACGCGTCCATTTCTGGAACGTTTCGCCGCTGTCCTGCCAGCCTTTCAGTACAGATTTTTCAGCCCCACCAGCCAGAATATGAGAAAAATCACTGCTGCTGTGTGTAAAAGCCGCATTAACAACCTGCGAGCGATTAATAAAACCGCTCACAGTGATACCACGATCAACCAGTGATGCCTGGGCCATTTCAAAAAGACTCATCATCGCGTAAGGGTTGCCTCGTTCAGGCCGTTCATACCCAAGACGGGAATAAAGCCCCTGACGAATTGCATCACCTGTTATGTTTCCGTTTCCAGCATAGATATGAGGCGGGGTATTTTTATTGGATGGCGTGGACTCGCGCCCCAGCTCGTTCAACAGCTTTTCACGGGCCATTTCCGGTGTACATGATGCATCTTCCAGACACGCCATTTTGATCCCGTCGTAACGACTGCCGAACAGGCTAAACACTTCACTTATTCCATTGATGCGCTTCTGTTCATTACCAGCAATGTTTGCCGCTCCCTGTGGCGGTGTAATCATTCCTTTAATGGTTTCCGGCATATGTAAAAAATCTCCTGTGCGTTTCGATTCAATTCGCGCCATTGCTCTGACGGATGGCAACAATTCATCAGCAAAACCGTGCTTAAGGCATTCTTTCCCATCCATCCAGGTTTCATCCTCCAGCATGGCGGTAATTTCCTGTGCTGATTTGCCCGTTTTTCTGGCATAAGCAGGGATTAACACGGTTTCCACCTTATCCAGCAAATCAGCATAATCACGCATATCGCCAGCATTTCCGCCAGAGATCCCCCACGGTTTATGGATCATCATCATGGCGTTCTCCGGCATCACTACACGATCGCCAGCCATTGCGACCACCGAAGCCATTGAAGCCGCAACACCATCGATATAAACCGTAATGTCTGCCGGATGATTCCGTAGCAGGTTATAGATGGCGATGCCTTCAAACACATCACCACCTGGTGAATGGATCCTCAGATTGATATGTGAAACATCGCCAAGGGCTTTCAGGTCTTCCGCGAACTGCTTTGCAGTAACACCGAAGCCGCCAATCTCCTCATAGATAGATATATCCGCCGCTCCGCGAACATCCGCCGCCTTAATGGTGTACCAGCGATTCATTGTTCCCCCACCGATGCAAAACCATTCTGATTAAGCCAGGTGTTTACGGCATGTCTGACAATCTGCGCCACACCTGGTAATGGTTGGTCAGGATGATGATTTATATGGTCGATCCTGTACTGCTTAAGGCGCATAACGGTCTGCGCATCCAGATGAACGGAACCACCTCTGGTATCACCTGTGTTCAGGTCATTAATACAACTCACAGCAACTTCCTCTGACTGACTAAACTATGCACATTATTGATCGATAAAAGTGGTAAATAAATATATTTCTATCATAAAAACAGATTAATTAGATTCAGACACAAAAAAGCCGGATTTCTCCGGCTTCTGTCACTCGTTGCTTAAAACGGTATGTTATCCCCGTACGGATCATCATTCCCCGCCTGTTGTTTTGGTGTGCTTCGCTGTCATAGGCTTTATCTCACAGCAGTAAATTAAAATTTTTGCGTTTTAACCCTTCAACTGTTCACCTTTTGATATTTTCTCTTTTAATTCATAATGTTAAGGGGTGAACAGTTTCAAAAAAACTATTCACCAACTGTTCACCACTGTTCACCCTTGAAGCTCAATAAACAATCAAAAAGGTGAACAGTGAATAGTTTGGTGAACAGTTCATAAATAACTGTTCACCCTATAATATAATGATATAAAAGATATTTATGACAGGGTGAACAGTGGTGAACAGTTATTCCATAAGTTTAATTTTTGCTATCGTCATTAGTGACCGATACACATGATGGCATCCAGTCTTCTGATTCCTCCGTCAGTGTCACGTTTGAACGCAAACCGTGTTTCGTTTTCCGTTTCATATACTCCCTGCCATATTCCGCCATTGCCCCCGGCATATCTTTACCGAAGCGCGTCAGTGTTACAGGTTTACCAAACCCATGTGCCCTCATATAAGCCAGATAGGCATGATAGAGATACCTGCGTGGGCTGAATGGCACAATTTCAGCATTACCCACTAACAGGCCATCACACATTACCGACGCCATGAGATAGCCGCAGAAGTCCACCAGCGAATCCCCCTCTCGCTTTATCGCCAGTGCTTCTTCAGATTTCTGCTGCTCATATAACAGGCGTCTGGCTTCGTCCTGGTCAGCAAACCGTGTAAGCAGATGGCGAATCACTACCGCCAGCTCACCTTCTATTTTTTCCGCCAGCATTGGATCACGTTCGTTCTCCGGTACAACTTCCGAAAAATTGAATATCACCCGACGACGTGAGATCCCCCCGCTGCGGTCACTGAATGACATGGCGTTATTGTTAACCGCCAGCACTACTGCCGGAATACGCGTTGAGTAGGGGGCTTTGTGTTTCGGGTCAATTGCCACCTTGTCACCGCCTGTAATAGCCTTAATCCCTGCCCCATCACCAGCGTAGCGGGTCATATCCGGCATGATAATCAGCGAAAAGCCAACCACTAACGCGCGTTCCCTTGCATCTTCCAGCGCCTTCATGCTTGCCGATACTGTGTTGGCCTTACCCGCCAGCATGGTGCAAATCTCCGCCATCACGCTTTTACCACTTCCCCCTGGACCTGTTACCTCAATGAATAACTGCCAGTCGTACCGGTTCGCCAGCACCATGAATAATGCAGCCAGTACGCGATCCGCCTTGCGGTCATTCTCAGCCACCGAACGGCGTAACCACTTCCAGAAATTCGGCGCATGTGTTGCCAGCGTTTCCCCCTCTGCTGGTGGGCTGAAAGGTAATTCACTGGCAATTAACAACCAGTCGTTTTTGTTATGCTCCCGAAAATTACCTGTTCTGGTATCAAATACCCCGTTACTGAATCCAATCAGGTTACGGGCTGTATTCCCCATTACAGGCAAACTTAACTTCATGGTATCGACCGCCGATTTAATGGCGTTCTGCGAATAGCTGATCTCCGCATCAATGAAAATCTGTGCCATAGCTCGCTGTAATTCTTTATCCTGTACTGGCTCCCATACAACGCCGTTGTAATGGTGAACAGTGTCAGAGTCAGCATGAATCGCCAGTTCACCGCCATAATGTGCCAGGAGAACTTCGCCGCGTTGACTTGCTCCCATCTGGTTAAGCGCCAGTGATGAAGCGTTATCGTCTTTTACCCGCTCTTTTTTCTTTACAGGCAGTTCAACTACCTTTTTCTTTTCCGCCAGCTCTGCCCGTTCACGTTCCAGATATTCGTGCCAGTTCTCCCGTTTCTGGCTGTGCATTCCTTCAGGATAATAATCAGCATCCCTGACACCTGCCGCTGCCAGTTTCTGCCCGATGGTATTAACAAGCACCGGACGCAATAACCCCGCCTGATAGAGACGCACGCGATAGCGTCCGTCCGGTACGATTTGCAGGTTGTCCAGTTCGGCAAGTTGTTGCTCTCCAAGCCAGACAGGTGGCACGTTATCGCCTGCCAGTCGCCCGTCCTGTTCCTGCCACTGCTTCGCATGTGCCCACGCATCACTACCCGCAAAAATGATGACTTCCGTCATTTTGTCACGCGGCTGGTGTTTTAAATTTGGCGCTTTTTTCATTTCTGCTCTCTCCACGCGGCAATCATGTTTTTCAGTTCCTGTAGTTTTTTATCAACATCCATACATGACACATGATTATTTCTGGAAAGCGGGATTTCCCGCCTGAATCTGCTAATAAAGATCTCCACGTTCAGCGAACTATGAAATGAATAGCCATCACGAATAAAATACACACGGTCAAACATCAGTTCTTTTACCGTTACTCTGTTACCGTTCTTATCCAGATAAATAGCGCCGGGGATAATTTTGGGGTGTGCATAACCGCTGGCAGTCAAGCCAGATAAATATGTTCTCATGATTATTTATCCCCGATTTGAATCAGTATTCGCTTTCTTTATGGCATTTAATGCATCTGCGGCATTTTCAATGGTGCACCGTAACGAAATATCAAACTGCCCAAGCATTGCCAGTAACAAACCGATATTACCCATATCAATGCGCATAGCCTTTTCGTCATAGTCCTCATTTTCTGACGCATGCCACATCAGGCTACCAATTGACGCAATACCCATTGATATATTGTCAGTAGCCCCATCCGCAGCGGAATAAACCTTTTTAGCAATATCATGCTCACAGTTAAAATGCGGATTAATCAGGTACTGGTAATTTGACATATCAGGCATGGCACACCCCCTGACGAATACGGGCGGCGAATATCATCACGCAGCCAGCCGGGGATTGCTGGCGTGCTTCCTGTTCGCTGGTGGCCACGATGTGAATCACGCGCGGTTGTGCCGTGCTCAGGGCGATAAAACGCCAGATGAATTTATTCAGGTTGTGCGAGTCCCGCCCTTGCGGGTGTGTGGTATGATTTAACATAGCTACCTCGATACTTCTGCTATCGTTGGTGGTTAGAAGCCCGGTTAGTGTTAGCGCACTGCCGGGTTTCGTCGTTTCTGCACCTTGCATCAACAAGGTGTTAAACACCAATTTAAGCCTAGGTGTTAAACACGTCAAGTGTTGAACACTTATTTTTTTTCCTGCATACTGCATTTGTTTTTTGTAAGGAGTACACAACATGGCGACAAAAGCAGTAAACGCAAAATCACAAACAGTTGCGGCAAGGGTTCCGCATGAAGTTATGAACAATGTTGAGGCGGTAAAAATGCCTGGTGAAAGTACAGGGCAGTTTGTAACAGCAGCATTAAAGCGAGAAGTTGAATACCGCCAGCGTCGCAAGGCCAAAGAGCAGGAGTAACCATCACCAGCGCCGTGGTGCGGTGAACTGTGGCGCACAGGGTTACAGGTATCTACGATGACTGACAAATCATTAAAGAAATTATCCTCATCCAAGAAAAAACAACGCAAAAATGCGGTAAACGAACATGAACCGGAGAGATTCGCACCATGTGCGTTTATCCTTGAGAAGTACCTTAAAGAGTATTCTAGGAAAATACGCTCATTGCAGGCATGGCAGCGAATCGAGCCAGACTGATAGCATTGCCCACTAGCCGACAACCTGGTATTCTGGATATGCTCAAGTTTAGTGTTATGCCACTGGCGACCGCCCCCGGTCGCCTTTGTTTTATGTGTCATAGCTCCCCCCTAGGCTGCCTTACCTGAATTAACGCGGTCACGGCTTTGCACCCAGTCCATAACTTCGGAAAGCAACCAGCCTACAGAACGCCCCCCAAGATTACGGCGAGACGGAAAGCCCCCTTTCTTCTCCAGTTCGTAGCGTGTAGTACGGCTGACGCCTGTTAACTTACGACATTCATCCTCACGAATTACGCGATCTGTTAGTGATTGAAATTGTGTATTTTGATTCATAAAAACACCCTCGAACGTAACCGAACGAGGGCATCTTATTTACCATAGCAGTTGGTGCAATATTGGAAAAATAAACTTTATTCTAATTTATCGTTCTCCATGATTAATTTTCATTAGATAACATTTTTCTTATTTTTTCTAAAGAATCGCTGCGCATTATTTTTTCTAAGAAGGGTTTTACAGTCTGAGCAATAGCAAAGGTGTCCTTTTCACCATCAGGGTACAAAGATACGGCAAGCACCCCTAATGAAATTTTTCTATCTGTAGACAACTCCCAAGATAATAAGTCAATTAATGGGATTATCTTATAATCAATAATTTTACGTCGTATGCTTTCCCAACTTCCTGCAATTGGTTTGTCTGGCTCAACAATTGAAAGTTCACTACGCCATTTTGGTAATAGTTTTGTAAACGCTTCAATCAACTCATCATCTCTGTTATGTAGTAAGTCAACAGAAACAAGCATATTATCTAATGTATCAGAAAGGAGATTCACTGGTTCACGCATCACAGCCCAAAACATCCCATTATCTTCTGATATTAAACTTCCAACCATCTCATTATCTATGATGATTGGTTTATCCTTCCAATATCCTCTTTCCGCAGTCAGTTTATTAATCATTGATATATCAAACCTTGTTACAGGTTTAATTCCATCATCATAACTTAGCTCAATTAACTTCGGTTGCACTTTATGGTCATATTCTTTTTGTTTATCACAAAACCAATCGTCTTCTTTCAGCTCTCCAAATGGATCCCCGTAATTATTATGCAACGGGTATTCAGCACCAAACATAAATCCATATTCAGGCATCTCAGAATGTTTCATTGTTAAATCATCTTGTCGCCAATATAATTGGCGAAATAGATCTTTATCCGACAAGTTTTCTAGGCAATCATATTTGCCTAAATCAAATGACTTTGGTAAATCTTTTTTACTATTTACTTTTTTCGTCATTGTATCCCTCTCAATATCACAATATTTTCATTATATCCTGCAATCACATCAAGACGCTCAACCCATAGATTCAGTGCGTCCCGTTTCGCCTGCAAATAGCGTGAATGGTTATAGGTTTTTTGCTGACCTGGCATCTGATGCGCTGTGATGTGCTCCACGATATGCGGATCGACACCTAAATCATTCAGCATAGTTGTAAACGTGTGTCGGAAATCATGCAGCGTCCAGTGTTCCTGCTTAAGCCGCTTATGCGCATTTCGTCCATATTGCGCCACCGTGGTATCTTTTTTCAGTTCGCCGAGTAATAACCCAGTGTGTGCGTTTTGCTCCACCAGCTTCTGAATGAACGGCAAAATACCATCAGGAATAGGTCGGAATATTGTTACCTTCGTTTTGCTGTGCTCTTTTGGCACTGTCCACAACATTTCTTTCAGATCCCATTCTTTGATCTCTGAAAGTCTGATCTCTGCCGTTCTGCACCCGAACACAATTAACAAGCGCATTAACGCACTGTAATAGGGAGCGAACACATCACCATCAATAGCGCGTAGAATTTCTTTTAGTTCGCTGTTGCTGTGCACTCTCTCGCGGATTTCTGCTCTCTTACCCACATCAGTAACGATCAAATCGTCCAGGGCGTTGCTAAACGCGTAGCGCCGCCTGCGGCAAAACTTTAGCGCCTGTTTGCATGTCTGCATGACATGGCCCGCTGCTACTGGTGCTTTTTTTCGTACGCGGTCAAAACATGCGATCCACTGCCTTGTATCACACTTATCAAGGGGAATTGCCCCAATATGGCAAATGATGTGCTTATCCATACGCTGCACCAGCTTTATGTAATCTTTGCGGTTATCCTTCGCATATTCCTCCAGCCAGTAGTTAATCGCTTCCTTCACCGTAACGGGTTTTAGTGCTTCCTGTACTGTGGCGCACAACTCATAACGGGGGTTTTTACCCTCAGCCAGCCATGCCCGGCACAGTGTGCGTTTTTCCCTTGCGGCTTTCAGCGACAATTCAGGGTAAGCCCCCAGCTTTAACCGCTCTGCGGCAACCTCACGGCCTCCCGTTCGGTACCGGAAATACCAGGTTAATTTGCCGCCCTTTGAGTGTTTAATCTCCAGCCCGCCCCCGTCGGAGTAAAAACGCTCTTTTTCTGCCTGGACAGCCACCAATTTTTTTAACGTTGAATCGCTCAGTTTGTTTAGTGCTTTTCCCACTATCAGATCCTCTTTTCAGTCCTCCAGCCTCAAAAAACTGACCACACAACTGACCACACATTTCGCTGAAGCTCGGCAAACAACAACGAACAGCAACAAACAAGAAAGCCAATTAAATCATTGTATATCAAACAAATACACAAACAATCACGAACACTCCCGAACTACAAAAAACACTAAATGAGAAAATACGGGTATTTCTCAGCCTTCACGCAGAAGGGCACCCCGAGTCGTTTGGTTGCGATGATGAATCGCAAAGGAGGATGTTAATGTCCGGCGCGCGCGTTGTAAACGAGGAAAAACGGCAGTATTACAATAACGTTACGGAACTATTTTATATAAGAATCCAGCACCTTAAGGACAACATCCAGGTCTTCTTCACGCTTTAGTTCATCACCCTGGTGAACAATGTGTTCCGTCAGATGCCCTTTAATCACTTCCCGCATCAGGCCGTTTACCGCACCACGAATGGCGGCAATCTGTTGTAGAACGGCAGCGCATTCATGCGGTTCATCGAGCATTTTCTTAAGCGCAACGACCTGGCCCTGAATCTTACTGGCACGCGCTTTCAGTTTCTGTTTATCGCGGATGGTATGAGACATGGCAACACCTGGTTAACAAGATAATGAAAAATCATAGCACTATTAATCTACTGGGGGGTAGTATCATGTACTGGGGGGGAGTAGAATCTCTGCATCCATTTAATACTAAGAATTATTATCATGACCGAATTTACCACTCTTCTTCAGCAAGGAAACGCCTGGTTTTTTATTCCCAGCGCCATCTTACTTGGTGCGCTTCATGGCCTGGAGCCAGGGCACTCAAAAACGATGATGGCGGCGTTTATCATCGCCATTAAAGGTACGATTAAACAGGCGGTAATGCTTGGACTGGCAGCAACCATTTCGCATACTGCGGTAGTCTGGTTGATTGCCTTTGGCGGGATGGTGATCAGCAAACGCTTTACCGCGCAGTCGGCGGAACCGTGGCTACAGTTAATTTCTGCGGTCATCATTCTCGGCACCGCATTATGGATGTTCTGGCGCACATGGCGCGGTGAACGAAACTGGCTTGAGAATATGCACGGGCATGATCACGAGCACCACCATCATGACCATGATCACGAACATCATCACCATCACGAACATGGCGAGAATGTTGAATATCAGGACGCCCATGAGCTGGCTCACGCAAATGACATTAAACGACGCTTTGATGGCAGGGAAGTCACGAACTGGCAGATTTTACTGTTTGGCTTGACTGGCGGACTGATCCCCTGCCCTGCAGCGATAACTGTGCTGCTGATTTGTATTCAACTGAAAGCCCTCACTCTGGGAGCAACTCTGGTAGTTAGCTTCAGTATTGGCCTCGCGTTAACGCTGGTCACCGTGGGCGTTGGCGCAGCAATCAGTGTCCAGCAAGTGGCAAAACGCTGGAGCGGCTTTAACACACTCGCCAAAAAAGCCCCCTATTTTTCCAGCCTGTTAATTGGCTTAGTCGGAGTGTATATGGGCGTGCATGGCGTTATGGGCATAATGCGATAACTCAATCCTTTGGGCTTGCATGTTATCTTCAACCCAGGATGATTCTTAAATCAGCTATTTCCGCTGACTCTTCGCCCGATGAGGATGCTTTTACAGCATCCTTTCATTTACACTTTTTACGAAATCATGGGATCACTAACAAAATATCGCTTGTCGGTTATATTGTATGACAGGAAAGATATGCGACTGATTTTACTGATCCCCAACGTGGAGAGTATATGACCATAAGAAATAAGTTATTGTTGGGTGCGCTGTTGCTGGCAACCAGCGTAGCGTGGGCCGCACCGGCCACTGCGGGTTCGACCAATGCCTCTGGAATTTCAAAGTATGAGTTGAGCAGTTTCATCGCTGACTTCAAGCATTTCAAACCAGGCGATACCGTTCCAGAGATGTACCGCACCGATGAGTACAATATTAAGCAGTGGCAGTTGCGTAACCTGCCTGCGCCTGACGCCGGAACCCACTGGACCTATATGGGTGGCGCATATGTGTTGATCAACGACACTGACGGTAAAATCATTAAAGCCTACGACGGCGAAATATTTTACCATCGCTAAAAAAAGCCCCCTCATCATGAGGGGGAAATGCAGACACCTTGTTATTTTTTATTATTAGCCACTTGCTCGTCTTACTTGTTATTAGTCATATTTCACGTTGATTAATGTGGTAGCCTCCAGTGCGCCAGATTTAACTTTGTTTTTATCATAAACATAGTAACTGGCTGTTATTGGAATTGAGACCGTTGTATCTGTAATTTTTGACTTCGCCGCAATTTCCTTTAAATTTGTATATCCTGTACTACTGTCAGTGATATTTAAAAGTGTGACTGGCGAACCATTACTTTCAAGAATAAATCCTACGCCATTATCTTCCGCACCTTTCAGTATCGTGTTACTGCTGGTTAACAAGTCAGAACTTGATAAATACACCTGCATTTTCCGTGATGTTTGATTTTGTTGACCTAATAAATTTTTACAACGCAGAATAATATCCCCTTTCTTGCTATTTATTGTTGTTTTGTTACCTGTGGCTGGTAACTGTGAAACGGGAATACTCTCTAAAGTAATTAATAAATCATCAGGTTTGCAGGTCGTTGTTATCGGGTTGTATGACAATGCCAGACTAAAGGAATAGACACCTGCATTCTGTGCCAATGCATTTCTGTAGCTATTCACACATGCATCCCACGACTTTCCTCCTAACAAACACAATAAAAATTGTACTGCGGCACTCCCACGCGTTGTTGATGAAGCACTGGATAATGTCGCGACACCATTAATCATCACTGCTCCGCCGCCCCCCGCAGAAACATTCACTTTCGCGTTACTGGCTGCCGATGTCACCGTTACTGAATAACCACTGGTGAAACTGGTCTGGTTATTTGATAATGTGATGCTGCTTTTGTTAGTCCATTCAAAATGTAAATTTAATTTGATGGTATCGTTATAAAGCCCAACAATAATATCCGAAGGACTCATGGGGGTAATGGTATTCGTACTCACGCATGACGAATCATTAAAATTATGTTCATATGTCGCTGTTTGTGTTTGAGTTAGCGCAAAATCCCCCTGAACAACCAAATTATGCTGCGCTGACAACTCTCCATAACATGCCGCATAGCTCGCAGGTATAACCATCATCATGAATATAAATAACATTATACTATTTTTCATAGAACCACCTGACTATTACTGGCAAATATAATTTTTACTTTCATCAATCTCTTTACCGAAGGTGATTATGCATGAAAGTCCTTGTCGTTTATCAATTGCCACATTAACCGATGGCGGTATATCATTGGTGCGAATAAATAACTGGCTTCCCTGACCGACAACGCCAATATTATGACCATGGATATCATTGACTTCATAACCAAACGTTAATGGTTGTCCATCCGCTCTTAACGCTTTTATAAACCAGGGCTTGCGCTGATCGGTATCAAAATTAACCAGCACGACCGCACCGCGATAAGGGGCGGCAATTTTCCGGTTACCGCGTAATTCTGTTTCGCTATCGCTTTGCGACACATCCAGCATCAGGTGATTTTCCCGATAAGAGGTCATTCCGTCGTATACCACCACCCCATTATGATTTGTCGTGCGATATTTTTGTCCATTCACGTAGGCATCTTTAATTCCTGGTGCATACATCACAGCAAACGTTTCAGAAAGACGGTTTGCCAGATTCACACCGCCAGACCAGGCGATAACGCCCCCTGAAATACTGGCTCCAGCCTGCCTATACGTGCTGGACTGACTATAACTACCATTCACTGTCGCCATCGGCGCGTTCCAGGTTAAATTTGCACCAGCTGTCGTTTCATTTCCCTGATGCTGATGACTCAGGTTGACACCATAGTTAAACTGATCGCGGCTCCCAACCGTTCCCGATATTCCTGTATTGTTTGAGGCAAGCCCCTGATCATCAAACGTCGTTGAGTTAGACATATATATTTGCCGCCGTGGTGTCGTGACGTCATCACCCCAGTCAAAGGGAATCGAGATAAAAATATTAAAGCGTTTCTCTTCATGATGATTCTCGTCATACGCCTGACTTGCTGCGAGGGTATAGCTTATCCGTTGCAAGTTATTGGAGTAACTCAACTGATAATCTTTACTGCTGCCGCTACGCCCCCAGTAATCTCGCCATAACGTACTTAATGACACAGAACCCCAGCCTTCGGGCAATGACTGGCTCATATTGGCAGAGAAGCTATTTTTACGGCCAAAATCATTCTGGTAATAATCGGCAATATCATAGATAGACTGGCCCCCTGAATCTCCAGACAACCAATATCACTTAAATAAGTGATAGTCTTAATACTAGTTTTTAGACTAGTCATTGGAGAGCAGATGATTGATGTCTTAGGACCGGAGAAACGCAGACG